CAGGACGAGGAATTAACCCAAACAGGAATTACGCTGAAAATAACCACAGTGGTATAAGTTTTGAATCATCAGGTTTTACACAAACCACTTTTGGTGTTAGTTATCCATGTATCTACATGGCAATCCGTCGTCCAAATAAGCCGCCGACTGTTGGTACGGAAGTGTTTAATATAGTGTCTGACGCTGGTAGTGCATCTGCCAGAAGTATTTTGGCAGGTAATTTAGTTGATTTGCAAATTAGCAAAAGCAAATCCAATTCCTCCTATCCCTGGCATTGGGTGGATAGAAAAAGAGGAGCATTAACACTTAATTCCTCGGCATCAGATATAGAAACGACCTCTCAGGTTAATGGCACGACTTTTGATCTTATGGATGGGATTCGTGTTCCAAGTGGTACCGATGGTTGGTCAAACGTATCACCTTACGGAGCTCCATACATAAGGTATTTTCTTACTCGTGCCTCAGGCTGCTTCGATGCAGTTGCTTATAAGGGGACAGGGTCTAGTGAACTTGAAGTTCACAATCTTGGCGTTGTGCCAGAGTTTATAATTGTCAAAAACAGAACTAGCGCTGAGAACTGGGTCTGTTACCACACAGGAAATGCTGATTCTAACTTTAGTGCTTATGAAAAGTTTATACAGTTAAACAATAGTGGTGCTGCCTTTCCTAGTAGCCCAGCTGGAACTCCTACTGCTGTATGGAGAGGACAAGCACCAACAAGTACTACTTTTGGACATGGAAACGGTGCAAATGAGGGAGAATTGAATTCAAACTTCATCGCCTACCTATTCGCAACCCTACCCGGCATCAGTAAAGTAGGTAGTTACAATGGAGATACTGGTAATGAGGTTGAGGTTCCCTGTGGATTTGACACAGGTGCAAGATTTATTTTAATTAAACGCTCAGACGCCTCAGGAGATTGGTATCTTTGGGACTCAAATAGAGGCATTAGCGGTAGCGGTAATGATCCGTACATTTTGCTTAATAGTGTCGCAGATCAAGTAGCAAACACTGATTACATTGAGCCATGGCCTTCTGGATTTAAAGTTAAATCAGCCCCTGCTGCTCTAAATGAAACTGGCGGCACCTACATCTTCCTTGCTATTGCATAATATATGGAACTAAGGGTTAGAGAAACTGGTGAAGTCATTAGTGAAAGAGATTTATATTATAAGTATCCAAATATCTCTTTCCCTAAACCATTGACATCATATGTTATAGACACATATGGTCTTGATGCTATTCTTGAGGGAGTACAACCACAAGTTACTTCACCATATGAAACTGTTGTAAGACAGGGTATTGAGGAGATTAAAGGTAAGTGGTTTACTAAATATGTGATTGGTCCTATCTTCAATAATCAAGAAGATGAGGATTCATATAGATTAAAGATTGATACTCAAGCATCTGAGAGTATTAGAAGCACTAGAAATAATTTGATATCAAAATCTGATTGGATGGGTTGTTCTGATGTTATGATGAGTGATGAGTGGAAAGAGTATCGTCAAGAACTGAGAGATATCACAACTCAAGAAGGTTTCCCACATAATATAGATTGGCCTAAGGAACCTATCACATATAAATAACTAAAAATACATTACCATGGCACTTGGTAGACAGATATCATTAACTAATAATGTAGCATCAAGGTTTTTGACTGCTATAGCTACTTCTAGTCAAACTGATTTCAACATTGCTGGTGGTTATAATATTAATCATATTGATGTTTTTAGAAATGGTGTAAAACTCTCTAATGGGATTGATTTTAGAGCATCTGATGGAGCAACTGTCACTTTAATCACTGCTGCTGCTCTTAATGATGAAATACAGTTTGAATTATTTGACGATTTTAGAGTTGCAAATGCAATTCAACCAAATGTTTCTAATCAAACAATCAGTGGCAATCTAACTGTTACAGGAACACTTGCTGGCGCTAGTATTGGCATTCAGTCAGGTGGAACACAGGTTGCTATTGCAAAAACACTTAACTTTATTGGCGCTGGAAATACATTCCTCAATCAAGGTAATGGGACTGTTGATATCAGTATCTCTGGAGGAGGTGGTGGTGGTGGCGCTGGAATAGGCACTGTTATTAAATATAGTAATAATAAATCAACACCATTCAGTTACATTGATAAATTTGCAAAAGTAGATTCAAATTTACTTATTGACTCTACAAATGCAGGTATTGATACATCTATTGTTGTTTCCGTTATACCTAACATTGAGGTTGTATCTGGAGTAGCACTGACTGTTGGAGCTGGGAAGACTATGGTCATTGATGTTCTTCAGATAGGTGATCTCTGATGTCAAAGATAGTTACTAATCAAATAAAACCAAGAGTTGGGAAAAATCTCACTATTGATGGTTCAGTGACGTCTTCCACAGGAACATTTTCAAGCAATGTTTCTATTGGTGGTACATTAACTTACGATGACATAACTAATGTTCAATCTACTGGTATAGTCACTGCAAGGACTGGCATTGATGTCATCTCTAATGGTATTGATGCTGTTGGTGTTGTCACTGCTACTACTTTTATTGGTGATGGATCACAACTTACTGGTGTTGAGTCTGGTGTTGCTAACTTTGTGGCGAGTGGTACTATTCCTAATGGTCAAACAGTAATCATTAAAGATGATGGAACTGTTGGTGTTGTTACTCAAACAACCTCTAATACTCCAAGTGCTGGTACTCCAGTAAAAGTTGACTCAAATGCTTACAGCAGCCCATCAGATACTACTGCGTGTATATATGACTCTACAAATCAAAAAGTAGTTATTACTTATAAGGATGAGAATAATTCTTATCATGGCACAGCAGTAGTTGGAACTGTATCTGGAACATCAATTAGTTTTGGTTCTGCTGTTGTATTTGAAACTGATGCTGCTTCTGATATGTCACTAGCATATGACTCCACTAATAGTAAAGTAGTTATTGCTTATACGGATGTTGGCAACAGTTACCAGGGAACAGCAATTGTTGGAAATGTAACTGGACTTGGTATTACTTTTGGTAGTGCTGTTGTATTTGCCCCTAGTTCAAGCAGTCAATATAACAAAGCAATATATGACACTTCAAATCAAAAAATAGTTATTTTTTGTAGGAATCAAAATAATAACAACTATTTTACATATGCTGTTGGAACTGTAAGTGGAACATCAATTAATTTCAGTTCTGCTACTGTTCTTTTAAATCAAGATTTAAGTTCTTCTTGGGATGCCATATATGACCCTGACACTAATCAAATAGTCCTTGCATTTAGGGAATCATCAAATGGGAAAGCACGGATGCTAAGTTTATCAGGAAGCACTCTTTCACTGGGCAGTTCTAGTGTATTCAGAACTGCAGATGCAAGCCATTTTGCACTTTCATATGACACCACCAATAATAAAGTAGTTATTGCATATAGAGGTCCATATGGAGAAGGTGGAAGGGGGGAAGCAGTTGTTGGCACTGTATCCGGAACATCAATCGGTTTTGGCACTCATGTTGAATATGGACCTTCTACTGAAATTAGTCAAATTAATAATTCATATGACGCCACTAATGGTAGAGTAGTTATTTCTTATCAAGACCAAGACAATGCTAACGGTTCAGTGGTTTCTGGAACTGTGAGTGGAACTAGTATTGATTTTGGTACTGCTACTATATTCTACTCTACAACGATTGGAGGATCTGGATCGAATGGATTAACTTATAATAATTCATCCACATATGATAGTAGCAATAACAAAGTAGTTGTTGTTTATTCTGGAGGATATAATCCATCCCATGTTACAGCATCTGCAATTACTGCTATACAACAAACAACCAACTTAACTGCTGGAAACTACATTGGTATTGCAGCAGAAGATATTGCTAATGGAGCAACTGGCAAAGTAAACATTCTAGGCGGAGTAAATACAGGTCAAACTGGTCTTACTACAGCACAAACACACTATGTTCAACCAAATGGAACTCTTGCTACTTCTGCTGGTAATCCATCAGTAGTTGCTGGTACTTCAATTTCATCTACAAACTTAGTATTAAGGTAATTATATCTGATGTCAAAATTAAATGTTAATCAAATATCTCCTTTAAGTGGTGGAAACATTTCTCTTGATGGTCAAGTTACTGGAACCTCTGCCAGTTTTAGTGGAAATGTTTCTATAGGAGGGTCACTTACTTTTAATAAAGTCACTAATGTAGATTCTGTTGGAGTCATTACTGCAAAAAATGGAATTCAAGTTTTAGCAAATGGTATAAATGCTACTGGTGTTATAACTGCAACATCATTTAGTGGTGATGGATCACAACTTTCTAATATTAGTGCAGGAGGTGAGTTTGATTTTGTTGCTAGTGGTACTATTCCTAATGGTGCCACAGTAGTCATCAATACTGATGGAACTGTTGGTATTGTTACTCAAACAACAACTGGTGGTACTGTTGGTAGTGTTGGTGTATTTGAATCTGCTGCTGCCCTTTATTGTGCATCCACATATGATACAAACACCAATAAGGTTGTTATTGCTTATGTTGACCAAACTAACTCTAATTATGGAACAGCAGTTGTTGGTACGGTTTCTGGAACATCAATCAGTTTTGGTACTCCAGTAGTTTTTGAATCTGATAATTGCTCTCTTTCAGTTTATAATGGATGTGTATTTACCGATAACAAAATAGTTATTGCTTATACAGATTCTGGCAACTCTAACTATGGAAAAGCAATTGTTGGTACTGTATCTGGAACATCAATTAGTTTTGGTTCTGCAGCAACTTTCAGTTCTAATACAACATACTTTGTAACAGCAGCACCAACTAATGTTGGTGGCAAGGTAGTTATTACTTATAAGGATAATCAATCATTTCAGGGTTATGGAAAGGCAGTTGTAGGGACAGTATCTGGTACTAGTATTAGTTTTGGTAGTGTAACTGCATTCCATTCTGCAGCGACAAACTACCCTAAGGTTATATTACATGCTGCTACTGGAAAAGTAGTTGTTAATTATCTTAATGATACTAATAATGACAATGTAGCAATTGTTGGAACTGTAAGTGGTACGTCAATTAGTTTTGGTAGTCCAACAGTTTATAAAAGTTCAAATAATGCTAGCAAATTTGCAATAGCATATGACTCCACCAATGAAAAAGTAGTTATTGTTTATGGAGATGCTGGCGACAATGGTCGAGGAACAGCAACTGTAGGGACAATATCTGGCACTAGTATTAGTTTTGGTACAGCAGTAGCTGCTACTAGTGATGGTGTAGATAACATGTCAGCATCATATGAACCAACTACTGGGAAGGTAGTCATTTTTTATAGGGATACTGGTAATTCTTATAAATTAACAGCAGTTTATGGAACAATATCTGGCACTAGTATAAGTTTTAGTTCTGAATTTGTGGTGAATAATATTACTGCAGATGATCTGACATCTGTATATGATCCTGACAATGGTAAATTAGTTATTACTTATAGAGATACTGATGACAATAACTATGGTAAATCAGGTGTTTATACAATGGCTTCAGAAGTAATCAACTTAACTGCTGGAAACTACATTGGAATAGCAAAGAATTCTATTGCAGATGGTGCAACAGGTAAGATAAATATTCCAACGGGAATTAATACATCTCAATCTGGTTTAACAACAGGTAGAACTTATTATGTTCAACCAAATGGAACTCTTGCTACTTCTGCTGGTAGTCCATCAGTAGTTGCTGGTACTTCTATTTCTGATACAGATCTACTAATAAAATAAAGCAATTCTATGTCAAGAATAATTACTAATAAAATATCTCCAAAGAGTGGAGATACTATTACCTTTACTGGTGGAATCACAGGTTCTTCAATTAATTTTACTGGTAATGTTTCTATTGGTGGTACATTATCTTATGAAGATGTTGCTGATATTGATTCTGTTGGAGTCATTACTGCAAGAAATGGAATTATAGTTGAATCATCTGGTATTGATGCTGTTGGAGTAATCACAGCAACATCATTTATTGGAGATGCTTCTGAACTTACAGGAATTTCTGCTGGAGGTGTTGCCAACTTCGTAGCAAGTGGTACTATTCCTAATGGTCAAACAGTAATCATTAAAGATGATGGAACTGTTGGTATTGTTACTTTGACAGAATCTGGTCCAAGTGCTGGTACTCCTGCTATATATGAATCTGGGACAGTTTTGAATAACTCAGCTGTATATGTTGGAAATAGTAAAATACTTGTTGCTTATAGGTCTACTGGTAATTCTAATTATGGAACAGCAGTTGTTGGAACTGTAGTTGGAACTGGTATTACTTTTGGTTCTGCTGTTGTATTTAAAGCTGGCGCTCTTTATTATATAACAACCACATATGATAGCATCAATGATAAGGTAGTTATTGCATATAGGGATCAATCTAACTCTGATAAAGGTGAATGTGCTGTTGGAACTGTAGTTGGAACTGGTGTTACTTTCCCCAGTACTCCTGTATTATTTGACAATACTCCTGCTGCGTACATGTCATCTACATATGACTCTACTAATGGTAAAGTAGTTATTGCTTTTCAAAATGAGCAGAACTCTTACTATGGAGCAGCAATTGTTGGGGAGGTGAATTCTGGGGTAACTGGAGCTGCTATTACTTTTGGCACTAAAGAAGTGTTTAATAGTGATATTACCTATTATACTTCATCTACATATGACTCTGCTAATAGTAAAGTAGTTATTGCTTATTCTAATACCAACCAATACAAAGGTACAGCAAAAGTTGGTACTGTAACTGGACTTGGTATTACTTTTGGTACTGCATCAGTGTTTTTGCCAAATTCTGATACAGCTACACTCTACCCAAAGTCATCAGTATATGATCCTGATACTGGTAAAGTAATTGTTTCTTGGAAAACTGGCGGAGGTAGCCTTGGTGCAGTTCTTGGTACTGTAGATACTAGTGATAATTCAATTGGTTTTAGTACTTATTTTTATTTTTATTCTGGGATACCAAATTTTTTGGCATATGACGTATCACTTGCATATGACACTATAAACAATAAAGTAATTGCATCTTATAAGGACAATGGCAATCTGAATTATGTTACAGCAAAAGTTGGTACTATAACTGGATCTGGAGCTGGTATTGGTCTTACTTTTGGTAGTGCAACTGTATGTGCAGCTACTCATGGAGATGAACCAGAATGTGCATATGATCCTGACACTGGAAAAGTAGTTATTGCTTATTATGATCAGACAAGTCCTGCCTTTAATGGCAAAGCAGTTGTTTTTGGTGCTACATCACAAACAACCAACCTAACATCGTCAAACTATATTGGTCTGGCAGCAGAAGCAATTTCTAATGGAGCAACTGGTAAAGTAAATATTTTAGGTGGAGTTAATAGTGGTCAAACTGGTCTTACAACAGCACAAACATATTATGTTCAACCAAATGGAACTCTTGCTACTTCTGCTGGTAATCCATCAGTAGTTGGAGGAGTATCTCTTTCCACTACTAAGTTAATAGTAAAAGAATAATCACTACATTATAAATAACTAAAAAGCAGATAAGATGTCACATTTATACGTTGACAACATTAAAAATAGAACAGGAGGTGCAGTTAATGCACCCTCTGGTATTGTTGTATCTGGTGTTGGGACATTCTCTGGTAATGTATCTATTGCTGGCACTTTGACATATGAAGATGTTACTAATATTGATTCTGTTGGTATTATAACAGCAAGAGGTGGTATTCATGTAACTGCTGGCGGCATTAATGCTGTTGGTGTTATTACTGCAGGACATGGTATTAATGCTGTTGGTGTTATTACTGCTACTAGTTTTGATGGTGATGGTTCAAACTTAACTGGTATAGCAGCAACTGATAATATAAATGCAGGGAGTTTATCTGTTGCTGGTATTTCAACTTTCAATGGTGACGCAGAATTCAAAAAATTACTTCAAGAACCGTGCAATATAGTTACTAGTAATCTTACATCTTCTCCAAATGTTGATTTGGAAAATGGAATGTTCTATTACTTTAGCACTAACGAAACTGGTGTTGGGAAAGCAAATATTAGATATAGTTCTACAGAAGCACTGATGTCTAAGATGGAAATTGGTGATACTGTCTGTGTTACTTTAATGACACGACCAAATGGTGCAGGATATGATCAAGGTTTAGATATTGATAGTCAAAATGTAAATGTATCTTGGTTGGGTGGCGCTCAACCAGTGTCAGCAAATAGTGGTGGATGGGATTTATATACTTACCAAATAATTAAACATTCAAACTCAGGAACTTACGCAAACGATACTCATGTCCTTGCTCACGTTGCAAACTTTTCTTAGATAAATGATGTATAACTGGTATAGAAAAGAATCACCTCTCTCAAGTTTGATTGGGATGGCTGGAGGTATTGGAAGAAACTTAATTCGTAGTAGTTTAGGACCTTCAGCAACTGGAGGTGATGAAATAATTGATACTCCAACTCATTGGATTCATGTTTTTACATCACCAGGAACTTTCAGTAATTCAAGATCATTAGATGTTGATTATTTAATGGTTGGTGGCGGTGGTTATGGTGGAGCAAACCTTGGTGGAGGAGGTGGAGGAGGTGCGTTTATATATAAAACTGCCGCCACTCTTTCAGTAGATGATTACTCAATAACAATTGGTCAGGGTGGTACGGTGGGCACTGCGTGGCCATCTTACAACAAGCCAACTCCGGGCACTCCAACTACTTTTAATGCATTAACTGCATCAGGTGGCGGGGGTGGCAGTGGAGCGTATCCAGGACCAGCTCCATGGCAAAACGGATCCAACGGCGCATCTGGTGGTGGAGGAGGCGGAGAGCATACAGCACACGCAAAAGGATATGCTACTGCTGATCCTTATCCTGGGGTTTTTGGTGATTCACCAAATAATGGATGGGGACATGATGGTGGTAATGGTTTTGCACCTTGGAATTTCTGTGGTGGAGGTGGCGGTGGCGCTTCTGTAGTAGGAGATACCGGTACTGCACCAAGTGGTGGACCTGGTGGTGATGGTTTGCCAGTAACTTGGATGCCACCTTCTTATGGAACACCTGGACCTCAACCAGGAAGATGGTTTGGTGGTGGTGGAGCTGGTAGATCTTATGGTCCTGGATATGGAGTTCATGGAATTCCTGGCCATGGCGCTGGAACTCCTGGTTCTTTGTCAGGAGGTGGTGATAACACTGGTGGTGGAGGAGGAGGACGTTTACTTGATGGCACTGGAACTGCTAGCAGTACTGGATATGCTGGAATTGTTGCTATAAGATATAGCAAATAATTGACTCTGGTGAAGTTCTGATATATAATGATACTGAATATATTATAGGTATATGGCATTCCAAAGTATTTGGTATTACACGGATCTTCCAGATGATATTGTAGATATTGTAGAAAGAGAACTAACTCATAAGTTTGATGATCAGATGGCAGACTCTAGACTTCATGGAGATGCACTCAATAAAGATAAAAGAAATTCACAAAATACCTGGATTCCTACAGCGCATTGGGTGGCAGGGTTTCTATGGCATTATATTCAACGTGCTAATCGTGAAAACTTTCTATATGACTTGAGAAACATTGATGGTGAGTCAATGCAATATACTCGTTATACAGAAGGTCAATTTTATGGATGGCATAATGATGCTGGACTATCAACACAACATAAACCCATAAGTGGCAACAATCGTGCTGAAGGATTGGCACAAGACTTTGTGAATGAGAATATTGAACTTGTTCGTAAGTTGTCATTCTCTCTTCAACTCTCTGACCCTGATGACTATGAGGGTGGAAATGTCCAATTGCTAGATGAAGCAGGAAATTCTTATATTGCTCCACGAAAACGTGGTTGTATTGTTCTATTTGATTCAAGAACACAGCATAGAGTTCTTAAAGTTAAGAAAGGTGTTCGTAAATCTATTGTTGGATGGGTTGTTGGTCCGAGGTGGAAATAATGAAAATGGCACAAGAGCATCTTGATTTTCAAGAGAAGATTAATACAGGCACTGCATGGACTCTTAATGATGAGTTTGATAAAAATGGTTATATCGTACTAAGAAATCTTTGTGATGCTAATGATCTAATATCTCCTGTTCCTCAGAATAGAGGTCAATACACGTATTATGATAAAAATATTGAGAACTTTACTCTGGAACCAGTTGAGAGCCAAGTAGAAGGATCAACATCTCGCTATTGGCATCCTCAATACAGAAAAATACATAATGACATTCGCCTTAGGTTACAAAAAGAAATAGGACGTTTGCTGTATAATACATATTACTATGATAGATTTTACTTTCCTGGACAAAAACTCGACAAGCACGCTGATAGAGATGCTTGTGAAATATCAGTAACAGTCAATGTTGGAACTAATCTTAAAGATAAAGATGCTGATTGGCCAATTTATATCAAGACTCCTGACACATATAAGGATAAGAATAAGGCAACTATTATTATTCCAGGGAAAGAGCATTCAGTTATTCTAAATCCTGGTGATGCAATGGTATATAAGGGTTGTGAACGTCCACATTGGCGTGAACCTATGCCTGGTACACCAAGACCACCAAAAAGAGGAAGAAGATTGTTTGGTGGACCTCAGTCAGAAGAACAATATTATCATCAAATCTTTTTTCATTATGTCTTGCAAGATGGAGAAAGAGCACATTGTGCCTGGGACAGATCAAGATAAAATTTCTAATTTCCATGCAATATTGCATGGAACATTTTATAGGATAAATAACTAAAAATGTAGATAGAAATGTCTTCTTCATCAAATGCTGCTGAATTATCTAGCTTATCTTCAGGAAATGTATGGGTAGTTGATGGTGCCAATAGTAGAGTTGGCGTCAACACCACTTCCCCATCAACTACTCTTGATGTAATTGGTATTGTAAGCGCAACTAGTTTTCAAGGAGATGGTTCTGCATTAACTGGAATTTCAGGGGGTCTAGCAGATGTTGTTGATGACCCTTCTCCACAACTAGGTGGTAATTTAGATCTTAATAATAAAAAAATTACAGGTACAGGCGGAATTGATGTAGTTGGAGTTGTTAGTGCTACTAAATTGCATGTTGGTGTTGGTACTGGTGTATATACTGAAGATCTAGTTGTACAAGGTGATGCAAGAATTACTGGTATTCTGACTATTGGTACTGGATCAATTACCATAGACCCTCTAAATAAAGAAATAACTGGTATTAATGATATTGTTGTTGGATCTGGAGCATCATTATCATTAGCACCACTACTTAATAATAAAGGATCATTTGTTGTTGATTATAGCAAAGTAATTATTAAGGGATATAATCCCAATCTCACAGGTACATACAACAGAAACGTTGGTTTTGTTTTATGGTGGGCGTACCCTTACACAAATCAATCTAGATTTCTTTCTGCTAATAATTATTATTATTTTTTACATGAAAGTGACAACTCTAAAATACTTATTTACAGTATTATAAATAATTACTGGTGGGCAATTTATAGTAATGGATCTGATTTTTCTTCACCACAAAACAATGGTGTGATCTCTCCAGTAACTAATTATGCATTGATCACTCCTGGAACACAATCTTATGACAATACTTATAAATTATATCCAAGTTCTGGAAGTCAAATTGAATATCCAACAACTGTTGTAGGTCGAGAAACTTCACTTGGTGTTGCAGATGCATCCTCCATAATTGTATCTGGTAATGCTAATGTTAGTGGCATTCTGACTGCTAGTGTATTAGATAGAACACATACAACTATCACATCAGGTATTGTAACTACATTAGTATCTAATAACTATTATTCTGCTGACACTTCATCAGGGATTATTACAGCATATCTACCTCAAAATCCTTCTCAGGGAGACTACATAGTTATATCAGATAACTCTGGGTCTTTTGGTATAAACACGTGTTTTATTGTTGCAAATCAGTCAGCTACTGGTCCTGCAACTTATATTCAAGGTTCTACTACAAATTTAGAAGCTGATGTTCAATACGCAACAGCTTCTCTTACATATACAGGTTTTTCTACTACAGGTTGGTTGATTAAGTAAATGACAAAACTTTCAGACGTTAAAGGATTTGGTGCTGCTGGTGGTGGTGGTGGAGGAGGCGGAGGAGAAGGTGTATTTACTGGATCACTTCTCACTGATGCTAAATCATTTAACAACAATGATTCGGGTTGGTATATGGCTATAACTAACCTTGATGCATATGCACATCCTGTAAGAATAAGAGGACTTGATACTGCAACTAAAGCATATTTTGGTATGAACTGTGCCATGACATCTGGCAGTAACACTGGCCAGATGTCACATACTTTTACACTTTTCTCTGCTAACCAAAATACTGGTGCTATTGTAAAAGAGAATGTTATTCAAGTACACTCAACCCCCTCCACATATGATTACTCAACATATGATAGAAGTTGCGATGAATGGACAGGTAGGTATACTTACCATGGAAATATTCCCAGGTCTAGTTCAGGTCATCAATATGGATTTGATACTGTCTTAATTACAGGAACAACTACTAGCTCTGAAAGCTCAGATCATACTAATACTAGTTCATACTATCCTCTAAGCAACTCTCAAAAGTTTAATTATGTTAGTACTGCAGAGAGGAGACATGGAGGTGCTGTAAAACATACGATGCCATCATATTCTGCGTCTAACTCTAAGGGAGTATTAATAGAATGGGTTTATAATTACAGTACAACATCTGGGGGTGCGGCGTCAAACCAAACTCCATATGGGCAAAGCAGCATCACTAGCACTAATTACACCATCAACACTTTCTGGCAATGGCAGGATGCAACTGAACCATATTATGATGATTTTCATTCCCTACCTGAAGGAGTATGGGCAAGAAATAGATCAACTGGTGCATGGTCTAATATCCTACCAAATCAAGGTTTGTCTGACACTTATAAAGGATTTCATTTATCAAATGGTAGTGTTCTGCTATACTTGGGAGGAGCTGCTAAACTTATCAATAGTAGTGGATCAATAAGTGATTTATCAGCTGCTGCTGCTCTTAGTCTTTCAACCCTTAGTATAACTCGAGCTGGAAGTTACAAATCTGTAGCATTTTGTTGGAATATTGGTACAGATGAATGGATCCAGGCACTACCTAATGCTAAATTTACTAAATTTAAACTTGATCCAACTACTGGTGCTCAAACTTTATCAAATGTTTTATTAGTTCAAGAGCTAGAATTTGCTTCTCTTGATGATAGTTTTCAATATAGAAGAGGACTCTTTTCAAGTTTCTCAGTTTCTAGTATTAATTACAGTTCAAATACCTTTACATTTGGCAATGAGAGTTCAAGTGGTAATGGGTATGGTAGAAACAAACTATGTTTCATGGGAGGGCGGGACTCTGCTAATGAAATGTATGTAGCTACATATGACCTCACAACATTAATCTCTACATTAACTTATACATAGGAAGAATATGCCTTACAGTAATATATCAGATCTTAGAGCAGCAAGAGATCAAGCATTATCAAATAGTGATTTTTATCTTCTTGAAGATTCTCCAATAGTTGAGGAACTGAGAGATATAAAAATGGTAGCATTAAAGTTGTATCGTCAGGAACTTCGTGATCTTCCAGCAAAAGCATCTATTGAAGGGATAGAAAATGTAGAATTACCCACTTCACCAATGTGAGTATTTTCTATAACTAAACTGTCAGTCAATAAATGACAATAGGATTTTTATAAGATAAATAAGTAAAAAGAAACTGTGTGCAATGTCAAGGGCACGAGATTTATCAAAATTAGCTAATGAAGCTTCCTTAAGTGTTAGTGGTAGTTATAATGTTGGTGTTAACTCACTAACACCAACCACTAAGCTTGATGTAAATGGTACAGTAACAGCAACTTCATTTGTTGGTTCTGGTGCAAACTTAACTGGTGTCAGTGGATTTGCTACTGCATTATCATCTGATCAAACATCACCATTAACTGTTTTCTTCAAAACTCCAAAGAAGGTGAATATTGGTGCAGGAATATCTGTAACTGTAGAATCTGATGCAACCTCAGGTAATGTAGCATTTATTAGAGAAAGCATTATTCATGTATCAGTTGGATCTACATTGCATGTTGGAGCAGGAACTACGTTAGTTACTAATGTACTTGGGCTATTTTGATAAATAAAAACATAGCAAAAGGATTTTAGAAACCGATGTCTGAAATTAGGGTAAATAAAATTGTTAATGAGACGGGAAGTGGTTCCGTTGAATTTGCTGAAGGTGCAACTCTCCCTAGTGGAAAGACCCTCAGTGGATCTGGAACCATTACAATGGACGTTAGTGGTAATGTAAGTGGAAGTTCTGCATCATGTAGTGGAAACTCTGCAACAGCAACAGTTGCTAGTGGATTAACTGGAACACCTAATATTGTAGTTGGATCTGTTACAGGAACCACAGGAACATTTAGTGGAAACGTTTCAGTTGGTGGAACACTAACTTACGAAGATGTAACTAATGTTGATTCTGTTGGTATTGTAACTGCCAGATCAGGTGTTGACCTGAATGGAACTTTAAGAGAGAAAGTTAATGTAACTGCTGGTAAGTTGAGTGATAATCTCAACATTAACCTTGCTAGTGGTATGGTTCATCTGTTTACCACAGCAGAATCAACAACAGCAGTACCAAATATTAGAGTAGATGGATCAACATCATTGAATAGTGTGATGGAAATTGGAGAAAGTGTTGTTGTTACCTTAATCACAACTGCAAATGCTTCTGCATATTCTGCACAGATGACAATTGATGGTGGAGCACAAACAGAAAACTGGATTGGTGGTAATGCCCCAACAGATGGTGGAAGCTCTGGTGTAGATATTCATTCCTTTACTATTATTAAGACTGCATCTGCGACATTTACTGTAATTGGCAATCAGAATAAGACTTCTTGAGGAGAATAATCAATGAGAGACTTTTTTAAAAAAGAATCACCAATCCTTTCTATGCTTGGATTTGGTGGTGGAGGAACTGGAATTAATGGTGGTGGCGGAGTATCAAGATCACCAATGTCAGGAGCATATTTGCTTCTCGGAGGAGGTGGTCAAGGTGGTAGAAACAACGCTGGCGGTGGCGGCGGTGGAGGTGGTGGAATGCACGAAAATGTTAGTACAGAATTATACACTGACACCTATACAATCACTACAGGAGCAGGAGGAGTAAGTAGTGCATACGGCACCGGTGCGCCTGGTGGATATTCTTCTATTGAAGGAGAATTTTATGGTGTCATCAGGAGAGTAGAAGGTGGAGGAGGTGGTGGTGGATACGACGATGGTAGGGATGGCGGATGTGGTGGAGGATCTGGTAATGCTGGCAGTTCTCCAGGGATTGCCTATGGTAAAGGTTGGGGTCTTAATCCAAGCGCACCACAACCAGTCAGGAATACTTACCCAAATTATACTCCAGGTGAGACTCAAGGTTATCCCGGTGGAAATAATCCTGGTTATGTGAATGCAAACGCAGCTGGTGGAGGTGGTACTGGTGGGCAAGGAGGTTCAGGTGGAGGTGCTGGTGGTAGTGGCAACAACGCCACATTGCTGGCTGCGATAGGTATTCCACATGCTGGAGGTGGAGGCGGTTGCTGGAATTATCCTAATGGTGGTGGCACCTCTGGTGGTCAGGGAGGTGGTGGAGCCTCTAATGCCACATTTGGTCCTTTTCCTAATGCCAGCGGAGGACCTCCTAATGGTGGTTATTATGGAACCAAAGGAACTGATGGACTTGGTGGTGGAGGAGGTGCTGGACAACAGGGCGGCCCTAATTATACATACTCTGGTGGACCAGGTGGTAGTGGAAGAGTAATATGGAGAGTGTTGACATCTGCTAGTGGTGGCATTACTCATACAAATGCATCTGTTTCTACTTCTGGTAGTTACACAATATATACCTGGACTCAACCAGGAACTTTGACTATTCCATAAAATACATAAAATTTACTATGAAAGTTACATCAAGAATTGGTCAGAAACTGAAAGATGGAGGAATTCTTTCCATTTATCATAATGATGGAGATTATGAATGGTTAATCAATATTCTAAACACTCATTATACTGATGAAGAGACAGTTGCAAAATTAATTGTTGGTGGTGATGTATCATCTTGTTGGGTTGACAATGAACCTGAACATTATGAAAGCAGACCACCAATATATGATACTAACATATGTTCTTTTTTGAGTAGTCATGCAGAAGAATTCTCTTATGTATTTGATGATGGAATTTGGACTTGTTTTGACACCAGACCATCTTCAAAGAATTATGCAGGTAAAGTTACCACTACAGTAAAATCATCATCTAATAATATAAAAAAATTATTGATTGGATTAACTAAAATGTCACATATAAATAACTAAAAATCAATAAACCATGTCAAAGTTACAAGTTGATGATATTGTAAATAAAGATGACACTGGTTCTGCTGGATTCTCCAAAGGTATCATTGTAACTGGTGTTACTACTTCAACATCATTTAGTGGTACTCTATCTGGTGGTGTCACTGGTAACGTAACAGGTAACGCAGATACTGCAACAGTTGCAACTAATGCTCAAGGATTGACTGGAACTCCTAGTATCACAGTAAATGGAGTTACTGCATCTACATTGAGTGGTAATGGTGCAAGTATTACAAACATTGATGCTGGTAATATAGCAACTGGTATTGTTACTACCGCAAGACTTGGTGGTGGTACTGCAAATGCAACTACATTCTTAAATGGTGAAGGTCAATTTGCAGAAGCAGGTGGTGGTTCTTGGACATACTTAGCAACTGTAACTGCTAGTAATTCTGCAACTATGGAGTTTACATCCAATATTGATAGTACATATGATACATATGCTTTTGTGGGTTCTCATTTAATACCCACGGTAGATTCATCTTTCTTATTAATGCAGTATTATGATACTGGTGGAAGTTGGGCTCTACCGTCTTACGGTGGTGCTTTGTTTGGAAATTCTGGAAATACAATGGTTGCTGAGGGAGTTACGCCTTCAACAGTAGACTACTTCAAAACAACCCACCTGAACGGTAACGCTGGTGTTTCCAACGTGACAGCACGTGGTGGAGTAAGTTTTATATATTATGTTTTTAATCCTTCAAATACCACTTACTGGACACAGGCATTAGGACAACTTTCAACTATGCCCTCCAGTTTGGTCACAAACGACGGGGCAGTATTTAATTTTTCTCATGTATTCCATAGAACACAGGCTGTTACTGGAGTGAGATTTAGGGTTGATAATACCACAACTGGAAATATAGCAAGTGGGACCGTTAGAATGTACGGAATCAAAAATTCTTAAGGAGGATATTCCATGACAAGATACAAAGCAACACCAGAAGGAAACATTCCATTTACTGCTGAAGAAGAGGCAGAATTTGATCAAATGGTGGCCAATGCTCAAGCTGCAGAACCTGCCAGAAAGTCTGCATCAGCTAGAGGAGAGAGAGATAAACTTCTGTCTGAATGTGATTGGGTTGTAACCAAGGCAAAAGAAACATCCACTAATGTTCCTGCTGCTTGGAAAACATATCGTCAGGAACTGAGAGATATCTCATCTCAGGCAGGATTTCCTAATACTATCACCTGGCCAACCAAACCATCCTGATAGACTAAGTAAAATAAAAGATTTAACAAATCCACTTTATAAACTGTCCACTAGACCTCCTTCTTAACAGTTGGGGGTCTTATAGTATGTGTATACGAGACACAGAGGGGTATGACCACTACTCACAAACTAATCTTCATTGCGTCTTTTATATGGATGATGCAATGGGGAACCCGTATAACTTTGCTTGCTATCAATGCACTTAATTGAAACATACCCATCAGAGTCTGAGATTGCCTGTAGCAGTGTTGTAGAATGGTTTCTAATGGAATACCTTTCTGACTGGAGTCTAGACCTTACAGTGGAACATATAGACCTCTCAGATGAGGGAACAACTGGTTGGTGTATGAAACTAGGAAAATGTAAATTTATCATTCAGATCCATAAAGATCTTGAAGGTGATGAATACACTTCAACTATCTTACATGAACTGTATCATGTCTATCAACATTTTAATAATCTACCTCAGTGTGAGATCTGTGCTTATCAAGCAGAAAAACAACTACTTGACAAGTATCAAAAAACTTGATAGACTAGGTTTGTCCTGGATGAAAGATTAATTACGCGTTCTATTAAACTATGAAGACTAAATTTGTCACTGTGAATCCCAAAAGTAGGAAAGCAAAGAATCGTTTTTCTAATTTGATGAATGGACTTCATTCTTGTAGAGTGGAAAAAGAAGACCAAGAGAAGATGTTTTTATCATCTATCAGTGGTAACTACTTCTTTTGGATGAATAAAGAGACAGATGTAAATTGGGAGTTAATTTCATGACTATTAGTTACAATAAAACCTGGGAAGTAATGAATGGTCTTGAAGAATCATTCAATCGCATTACTACTATTAGCCAATTATCTGAGGATTTGGTAGAAGCAGTAAATAATGATGATAGGCAATCAATTATTGATTTGTCTCATGCTCTTAATGCTTATGTTCCTGTTTATATTAGTCAATATGATAAAGCATCAAAACGTGCTTGGAATAACACAGTAGGAGAAGTTCGTAAGATAGATAATCCATATCATGTAAATGATGGTGACCTAAAGTCACAAAATGTTAAATATCAAGAAAGTGAAGAGTGCTTCGAAGCACTATCACGTTATAATAACTCAGACTTCCCTCAAGAGTAACTCATGACATTACCTTCCAACTCAAAAATCATTAAACAAGAAGTTGATTCAATCAAAAATGCTGTTGAGGAGGTAGATATCAGAGCGATTCATCCTGATAAGTTAGAAACATTTGCTGCCCACCTTGTTAATAAATTAAAAAATGAGCATTCATCACAAACTTGAGAATATTGAAGTGACTGACATTGATGATTTTCTAGCAGAGTGTCAGTCAAAAGCAGATGAACTAGGTGTGACACTTGAGTACTACCTTGAAGAGTTCTTATGAATGAAGAGGAAAAACTATTTGCTGCCATCAATCAGGTGGATAACTTAGTTTATTTGTTAGATGGCAATGAATATCAAAACTACATCTTTTCTAAATTATCTTCCATTAAGTGTGAACTAGAAAGGCAGTTGACTAATTTAGAACAATCAAGTAAAATTAAGGGGTAACTTTTGAGGTCTAATGGCAAAGTTTTTGTATATTGTAGACCATTTTATTGGGTTTCCAAGAAGTGAATATGGTGGAATCTGGAATGTTATTGCTGAAACTGATGAACAATGTTTCGACATTATTGTCTCAGAAGATGATGAATTGAATCTTGGTTACTATGGTAAATTGAGAGAGAACATTAAAAATTCTTCTAAATATCAACTGCTACAAGATGATATTAACACTAAAGTAGTTTCATCCTTTATTACATAAAACTATGTCAGAACCCAGACAAAAAGATCCTTCAGATCCACTCTATGATGCTAATGATAAGTGGAATGAGTATAAGGTAGATCTTCATTGCAATGAAGAGCATTCAAAAGATGAGTGGGATCCTACTATAGAAGGTAAGATCTCTGATCCACAGAATCGTCATCAGGATAAAGTTTTAGATAAGTTCTGTGATGATCACCCTGGTTCACCCATGTGTAAAGTGTTTGATGACTGATAAAGAAAAAGCAGCACTAGGTCTCATGATTGAAAGTGTATTAAAACCTGATTCAAAACTACGTGGTTGTGCCCACAATCAGATATGTTTTGATGAATTGATGGAATGGCGTCAAAAAATTCTTGATATGCTCTACAATTATGAAAAAGAAAGTTAAATTATCCTACTATCAAACAGATCATGTGTTTGGTAGTTATGACATTATGTTTCCTGAGACAGAAGAAGTCAGTGAAAGTGTGGTAGAATTTGATGGAGATGTGGAACTGAAAGAGTATTTCAATCAGTTTGTACATTGGTTGACTGAGATTGGTTTCAGTAAAACTGAAATCCACACTCAAATTACTCGTTATTGTCATTATCAAGATGAAATTACCCCATGATGCTCCAAAAGGATATGAGTATTGGATTGATGACCATAACAAGACAATCAAAAGAATTTGGATACGCAATCTAAGTAATTTTTCATATACCAGCAAAAATCCCAGTAGTATATGGGGGTTTTATAATATAAAGAAACAAGAATTCATTGCTCCTATTAACTTTAAGAAACCAGGCAAAGTAGTAAACATTAAAGATACTACCCCTTTTAGTGCAATGAAGAAAAACATAAACCCTCTGATGGCAGCATTCTTATGAGTAAATATATTCCAAAAATTCATGATTATGTAATATGGACACGTAGTACTGGTCTAATAGATCAAGGTTGGGTCTATTTTGTTGATGAAGAATATATTACTATTGAGACTGGTGTGAAAGATAAACCAATCTGTGAATATACAGTACTAGAGAAGCACAAAAAGATTCATATTTTGGTAGTATGTCACAAAATATATTGGAATCAGTTAGAATATCTAAAAGAAAGGTCAAGTCATTATGACGAAATGCATTGAACAATCAGATCCAAGATATTTTGACACTTACTGCAATAATCTGTATGATAGGCATACATATGCTATAGTATTTTCAAATGGTCAGTCTGAAAATTATAACTCATGGGAAGAAGTGCAAGTCAGATGGTTTCAAACACCCACACAATTCTTATCACATGTTGAAGTCCTTGATATAACCAAGGGTTTCAAATCTTAAATTAACATAGGTACTAAAATGAACAAAATTATTCTCTCCACATTGCTAGCATTATCTCTAGGTGGAACAACAGTTGAAGCAAAACCCACAAAAGGGTACAATACCATGGATTCTATGGGTTGTATGTTGTTACGTGAATGTACTGATGATGTTTTTGAAGTCACTTCACTCTTAGACATATCATCAAAGTACACAAACACAGAAGAATTTACTTTTGCTTCTGATGAGTTCAATAATATGCTCAACTCATTGAATGATGTTGGTGTTAAAGTATATCTCGCTGATGAAAAGTATTTTCCTAAAGGGCATCGTGGTGTCTACCATACTGTGGGTAACAACTTCTTCCTCAATAAGGATCACATGGGTAGTCCTGGAGTCCTGATGATGGTAATGCGTCATGAAGGATGGCACGCTGCACAGGATTGTATGGCAGGAACTATTGATAACAGTCTGATTGCTATTATTGAACCAGAGGATGAAGTTCCTATGATCTGGCGTGTAATGGCAGAACGAACTTATCCAGCAAATGCTGTACCATGGGAAGCAGAAGCACAGTGGGCAGGTAGAACTGAACATATGACAATGAATGCTCTTGCAGCATGTGCTGGTGGTAATATGTGGGAAGTTTATGAACCTACTGCTCTTACTAGAAAGTATCTGGTAGACTTTGGATTTATTAAAGAGTAATGTTTCCAATATTTGTTGAAGATCCCAGTACATGGCAGAGAGTGAGAGTTCCTGACACTATTGTGAAAGAGTGTTCAGAAATTATCAAATTCAATTCATATAATGTTAAATCAATTGAGGAATTGAGACTAATTGATTGTTATTACCATAGAATGGGATACTATGGTAAACCACCAATTTTGTCAGTATTTGAATAATGTGGAGACTATGGGCAAAGGCATTAGGTCAGAAAGAGGGGAAAAATCATAAAGAGGCAGATAAAATTGCCATCATTAGATCTCTTGTTATGTTGCAATTGATAGTGACAAATATGTTTATTATATCAGGGAATGTTAAAAATCTATTCTTTGATACTAAATACACTGATTGTCCAATCACTCAACTGTCCACTACCCCTTGACTATATGGAGCATATGCTCTATCATAGTTAAGTAACCAACAGGAATGCTTCCAATGACCTTCACTGCGTATCCTCAAAAGTCAAAGTTTCGAGTTACATTAGAGATTGATGCTATGGATGACTTTAATCCACATAACATTGACTGGGAAAAAGTTCTAGATGTTCAAGGCAATGAGAATGTTATTGCCTATATTGAAGATCTTAGCACTCCTGATAGGTGGTAAATTAGTCAATCTTGGTGGATAATAAATAATAATACGATTTAATATCCACCATGGCGTACCATATCACCAGACCTGAAGCAATCAATTCCTCAAAAACAGTCTATTATACTGGAGGAAATGTATGGAGTGATGATGCATCACTGAAAAAATCTTATTCCAGTAAAGCAAAAGCAGATGCTGTTATTGTTAATCCAGATGGAAAAAATGGTGGATTCAAAAATGCTACTGTAGTTTCAGGATGAAAACATTCAATCAATTTATTGCAGAAGCAATATATGATCCTGAGATTCAAGGAAGATCTCAGATCAAACAAACTGGCGCTGATGGCAGAAAAGAACCTAAAAGAGACACTGATAGCAGACGAAGACCTGGTGTAAAACCTAGAGTGAAAGCAACTGGTGGTGGTCAATCTTCCTCTGTTGGTGAATATAAGACTAGAAAAGATGTTGGTGCTACCAAGGCACGTTCCGAAAGAGAACAACAACCAACACAAGAAAGAGGTAGTGTTGAAGGTAAACAAGCCTATGCTGATAAAGTGAAGGCAGAGAGGAAGAAAGCAGCACAGGCAAGAATAGCAGCAAGAAACTCTGGTGGTGAAGTAAAGAAGACTACTACGTCTTCAAAGGATGCTAGTAAAGAAGCATCTAGACTCCTGAAAAAGAAAGAGACTAAAAAGGTTAATCCTGATTATAAACCAAGGGAAGCATCAGGATATACTAGACCTGAGAGAATGAAGATTACTAGAGCAGGTGAACGTGAACTGAAAGGTATCATGAAAGACCAAGAAACTGAGAAATATAAGAAAACAACAGGTCAAAATCCTGATAAGAAAGGTAAGTCTAAAATTTTGGGTAGAGTACATAAGAGGATGTCAACATGAAATCCTTCAGTAACTTTATTCAAGAAGCAAGAACTGCTGATGAAATATCAGCAGATGCTAGACAGGCAAATATAGAAAGACAGACAGATGCTAAAAAGAGATTGCGTGCTAAAAGAGATGCAATTAAAGTAAATACTGCCTCTAGATTAGGTGTTGGTGCATCCCATAATGAAGAAACTGTTTTAGAATATGCTGGTCAAACAATTAATAACACCACACAGGGTGGTAGTTCTGGAACCAGAGATGATATGGAGACAAAGAAACCACAACCATCATTACTTGCTAAGATTAGGGGTAAACAGAATGCTAAGAAAGCATCCAATAGTGTTGCCAAACAAGCAGGACAATCTGTAAAGAATGCTACTGATAATACAGCAGGCACAGGTTCACAAAGAAAACCACAAACTTATAGACAAGCAAATAAAACTGCCTCTGCTAAACCTGAAAAAGGTGGAGCAATCACCAAAACTGGTGATAACAAATCATCAACAATTGCTGCCAAGAAACCTATTGCTCAACCTGTTCAGAAAGCAAAGGTAAGAGTGCATTCAGGCAAACCTCAGTTAGGTTCAGCACAGAGACCTGATCTTGCTGGTGTTAAACCAAGACCACAGATTGCTGCTGCTCCACAACAGAAACAGATTTCTGGCAGTAGTGCTAAGAAACTACCTGCAAATCCTCAGAGGAAAGCATTACCTCAGGCAAGGAGTTAAAGTTAGTAACCTGTAAAGGTCTACTATATTGATTGACACCACATTATGACTATTTTTGTTTGTAAAGGTGCTTGGAAGGACCATAGAGGTGCTAGGCATAACTTTGAGTTAGAATCTGATAGAGCAGAGCGTAAGTTTATTAAAGAACTTGTTGCTGCTCAATATCCATGTGAAGAAAAAGATGTTATTATTATTTCAGTGAGACAACCACAATCTCCACATATTGCTAACTTTCAAGGATATGAAAAACAGGCAATTGATAACTCTGAATCTACACCATTAATGTCTGGGTCTATTGGCAGTGATGCAAATAGTAATAGTGGAGGGGTGCAAACGTTTGGATTACTTTTCTTAGGATTTCTCTGCTTTATTATCTACATGTCTGCTCCTGTGATTGCACTTGTGGGTGCTGGTGGATTAGCATTCAAAGTAACTAAGAATCGCACTCATGGATTGCAATGGTTTAAGAGAACTGGTATAATACTATTAACAACTGGTCTTGCCTCAATGATAAGTTTTTATGGAACTATTGAAGCAAAGGGTAGTATAGAAACATGGTGGAATAATATTGAAACAGAGCAAGTATCATATGAATAAAGTTAGTAACCATTGATCTACATCACCTTTTTTATCATTTCACATCATGACAACTACAACATCAATCTCACTCATTGAACTCTCAAAAAAGATTCTGGCAAAAGAATTGCCCCTAATTCCTATTGATTTAGATCTATTTTTTGAGCAAGATTCTCATGGAAATTGGGTAATTGATAGTGAAACTCGCATTCAGGTAAGAGAAGATGAAGTCAATACTGATTTCATTGATAAGAAAGTTCAATATGTATTGAACACAAATGATGAAAGCGATTTAGACATACTTGTGGTTGTTCAGATGCCTGATAAATCACTTAAACTCTTTGGTGGTGCTCATACTGCTAGCATCAAGATGGAGTTGGGACATGTTGCAAGTGATGCTATCATTCTTGATTTTGAAAAAGATTTAGGTGGTTCAATGGCATATCTCAAAATACTTGGTAACTTACTTAACAAACCATCCAAAGAACAACAACCATATACTAATGATGATGTGAAAAACTGCCTCTATGAATTTATGGCAGAGAAGGAGCAAAATGGGTTAGATCCTAAACCTACAGATGAAGAAATAAATTGGTTTGTTTCAATGTTTCCAGATGTAAGTAGGAAGTCACTGGGACAATATATTTCAAATACTTCTGCTGGTGGACGTCATCAAGCAAATAAAACATATTCTTCACAACAGTTGAAAAATATAGCAAAAGCATATACTGACATGGAGGAATTTACTGGTTACACTATTGCTGGACCATATGACCTGTCTCATGCTCAAGATAGTGTTTTAGGTTTAGCACTGAGAAAGATGATAGATGAAAAAACTAGGAAAGTAGTAATTTTGTTATATTGTAAGAATATGGCACAGCAGAATATGTGGGTTGATAAAAATGGCAATGCAACTACAAGGAGGTCAAACATTTTGAATACCTATAATAATATTTCTAAGTATTTTGATATTCAAATTGTTTGGAAAATGGTAAAATACAAGTAATTATTGTTAGTAACCTCTGAATGTCCACTATATTACAAGCACACTTTTGATGATCACTCTTCGTCCACACCAGCAGACTGCCCTTAATGCTATGCGTCAGAATGCTCTGGGTCAAATCATTGTCCCCACTGGTGGTGGTAAGACTTTGATTGCAATCATGGATGCAGTCAAACGTTTTGAGGTGAATGTTCCTAGAAACATTGTTGTTGTTTGTCCTAGGATTCTCCTGGTTGAACAACTCTCTGCTGAGTATCTTGAGCACATTACTAATGCTAATGTCCTCCATGTTCATAGTGGAGAGACAAAGCATTTCAAAACTACCAAGTCTGATCGTATCAACTTGTTTGTTTCTATGTGCAACACAGTGCGTGAGCATACTATCATCTTCACCACATATCACTCTCTACATCGTATTCAAGAGGCAGGGATTAATGTAGATACAATATACTTTGATGAGGCACATAATAGTGTTCAACGTCACTTCTATGTCTCCACTGAGTATTTCAGCAAGAAAGCAGATCGCTGCTTCTATTTCACAGCAACTAGAAAGACTTCACTGACTCCTTCTAAACCAGGCATGAACTGGGTTGAGACTTATGGTCAGGTGATTGCAAGAGTTTCTGCACCATTACTGGTTGGTCAGGGTTATATCCTGCCCCCTAAGGTTAAAGTCATTGAGATGGATAAGTATCCAGTCAAAGGCATTACTCCCTGCATGGATTCACGCAATGTTCTGGCATCTATTGATGATATTGCTATCAAGAAAGTGTTGGTCTGTGTGAAGACTAGCAAGCAGTTGGTTAATCTATTTCTGACTGATTTTGCTGATCAACTCAAAGAGAGGGGTTATTCCTATCTTTATATCACATCCAAGACTGGTGCAGTTGTTGATGGTAAGAAAGTCAATAGAGAGGTATTCTTCAATACATTGAACACTTGGGGTAAGGATAAGGAAAAAAAGTTTGTTGTTCTCCATAGGTCAATCCTGTCTGAGGGTATCAATTGTTCTGAACTTGAGGGTGTTATCTTTCTCAGGGCAATGGATGCTATTGAAATGGCACAAACAATTGGAAGAGTAATCAGGGTAGGTAGTGAGAACAAAACCTATGGTTGTCTCTGTGTTCCAGTGTATTCTAAGGTGGGTATTGCTACTGAGAAAGCATTGCAAAGAGTTGTGGATATTGTGTTTGAGAAGGGTGAAATGTTAGACTCAGTAGCAAGGAAATAAAAAATGAAAGTAACTAATCACAACTCAACCCTGCTGAACTCTAATAATGAGGAGGCAGGATTTATTGTGGGTAAGTATGATGACCCTCTGATGTATGCTGCTATACCTGTTTCAGGGAGCACTACAAAACTTGCTATTATACATCAAGGCAACATCCTGAAAATGTGTAGGAACAGACAATCTGCATTAAACTTTATAGATAAACATAGAAACAAAAAAAGAAAATGAAGAAGAGAATCAAGACCTTAGGTGAACTTCAAAAGCACGTGACTGCATTAGTTAAACGTCATGGTGAGACAGCATCTTGTGCTGCTTGGACTATATCAAGAGAAGACTTTTTGACTATTGGTGATAATCAAAGAGATGTGTTAGTTGATGAAAGAGAAGTTAAAAGTATGATAGATGATATACATTTGTTTGAATATAATTTTATTGATGACCATTTGCAGAGGATTATTGGTAATGAGAAGACAAATCGTAACTTATAAAAGTTAGTAACCTCCAAAGGTCTGCTATAGTATGAATACAACTAATCCCTACATTGAAAACCTAGTTCAGAAAGGATACTCTGTAAAAGAGTGTCAAACACCATCAAAGACTAAAAAGTCTTTTCCTTGTGTAATTCATGGTCGTCAATTTGATACTGAAGAGCAGTATCTTGATGAACTCAATGACTTTCTAAATGGTAACTAATAAAGTTAGTAACCTCCAAATGTCTCCTATAGTGTAACCACTGACTTATTATGATTCTCACTCAATCCAAAACTGAATTTCTTACTGAATGTCTTCTAGAAGTTGTTAATAATAGATTCAAGGTTGATTCTATTGAATCAGGTCATTCTTCTTACTATAAATTGACCTTTGATGTGAACAAGAAATATATCAAAGTTTATAACAACACTGTATACAGTGAAGCATCAACCATTCCTAGTCGTCATGTGTTTATGTTCATTGATAAAGAGTCTGGTGCATGTTACAAACCAGCATCATTCAAGGCACCTGCAAAGGGTATTAGATTCTTTCTTGAAAGTTTAGTTGAAAACCCTGAAATTGTTGATTGTTATGGTTCTTTCCTCTATCGTCGTTGATTAGTATGAACAACATCCAAACTGAACTCACTATTATGAACATAGATCAAAGATTGACTGAAATCAGTGAAAGATTGCAAGAAGCAGTTAAAGTTTGTTATGAGGCAGAATCTGCCCCTATTGACAGCAATGAGGGTTATCCTTATGCTGTGGGTTGGTCTAGATCTGCTATGAATGCTGCTGTTGATAACTTAACTAGAATTGTTAAAGAATATCAATCCATCACTTTGAGCAATTAAAGTTAGTAACCTCTAAAAGTCCACTACAGTATACCCACTCAATCAAAACAGACCATGAATAATTCGTCACAAATTCTTAAAGAACTTCAAGAATTGCGTATTACTTGGAAACGTCAGAATCTTACATTTACATCAGCACAGCAAGAACGTTACACTGAACTAACTGAACTTCGCAGGGCATTTATTGAACTTTGGACAGAACAGGGTCGTGTCTGGGTTGGACCTTCTAAAGCAGGCAATAACTTTGATAGGGGAGAAACTGCTGAAGTTTGAGTTAATCTTCACACTGTAAATCTACTCTTTTTATTATCATGGGAACTAGATCACGCATTGGTATTCAACTTTCAGATGATTCTATCCTTTCTGCTTATCATCATTATGATGGTTATCCTGAGTGGTTGGGTCGTATTCTTCAAACACATTATAACACCAGAGAATCAGTTTCTGAACTGATTGATGGTGGTGATATGTCAGTCTGTTGGACAACTGAACGTTGGGACAGTGCAAAAATAAGAGGATATGGTCCTCAATACTATTCTCAGAGGGGAGAGAATTGTCCTCCTCGTCTTGATTCAAATGTGAGAGAATATGTTGATAATGGTGAGGAATTCGCATATATCTTCAATCGTGAAGATGTATGGGTTGCTATTGATTGTCATGAGTTTGATGACAAAGATCCTGAAACTGTTTCTATTCCAAATGGTAGACTTGTTTGCTAATACAGTTAGTAACCTCCAAATGTCCCCTGTAGTGTAACCACCAAAAGATTATGACCCAAACACACATTGAACACCCTGAAGATCTTATCCTTACAGGTGACCTTAGTGTCTTTAATATCCTGTATGATGTAGCAGAAATCTCCATGAAAATGGATGGAATCTCATTAGTTTGGGGCACCAATCCTGCTAATGATGAGTTCTTTGTGTGTACTAAAGCAGCATTTAATAAGAAGAAGATTCGTCTCTGTTACACACAAGAAGACATTGATATTCACTTTGGTCATCAACCAGACTTAGCAAACAGACTATCACTTTGCCTAACTAATCTACCTAGAACCAATAACATTTATTGGGGTGACTTTCTTGGGTTAGGTGGAACTAATGTTTTCAAACCTAACACTATTTCATATCTCTTCCCAGAGACTATTGAGTCACTAATTGTGATTGCTCCACATACACAAGTTTATGTTCACAATGAATTGTATGATTCTGTTTGTGAACCTTTGCAGGACACATTTACAGACTCTGCTGCTATCAAGTGGGTGCAACCCTCTGTAGATAGGTTATATGCCCCTACAAAGGCACCTAATATCAGTCCAGACACAATTGCCTTCCTGAGTAAGAAAGAGGCAGAAACTGCTAAGAAAGAGATAAATGCAGTAATCAAGTCAGGTAGGGATTTAACTGATTCTATTCTTACAGATATTCTTGGTTCTCCACAACTTGCTAATCTGTATCAGTTGGTGATTGAAATCAAGGAAGACTTGATTGATAGTTTTATTGTCAATGATGCTCCTCTAGCATTCATCTTTGATGATGTAGAAATTGATGGTGAGGGTTTCATATTTCATTCTACTGATTATGGAACAGTAAAACTGGTGGATCGTCCCTGCTTTGCTTATGCAAACTTTACTACTGGTGCGTTCCAATGATAAGTTCTCATCACAAATCTTTTCATTAAATACTGAATTATTATGACTATTACACAACGAGCATACGACAAAATTGGTGACCTTATTGAACAAGAGGAGGCACGAATTAAAGAGGAATTGAGTGACAAACCTGAATGGGTTGCACAAGAGATTGTCAACGAATTGTGTGATGCATATGATATATTATATGATGCCTTGCATAAAGTGGGTATATTTGATATAGAAGATGAAGAGGGGAATGATTGATATGAACTACACTAAAGAACAACTAATTGATGCAATTGTTCATGAGTGGGATTATCTTTGTCATGATGATTATGACCCTGAAGATCAAACACCTGAAGAATATCGTAAGGATCTAGAGAAACTTACTGTGAAAGAATTGATTGAGGAAACATCAACTGGTGAGTATTATACTCTTGATGAGTTTATGGATAATCATGGGTAATTAAAGTTAGTAACCTTCAAATGTCTTCTATAGTGTAACCACTGAATAATTATGAACACAGTTGAAATCAACAAGTCCATCATGGAATTGAATTATAGGAAGCAGAAACTTCAAAATGAAGTTGAT